ATTGAAGACAGTCCCTGTGAGTCTTTAAATGTTGTAACCCCATCGGTTATTATATTAATATCACCAGAACCACTATCAGATTCAAGATACAATGAAGGGTTTCCTTCATAATCTTTACCTCTAAATGTCCAAGGATCTTCAGTTTTAAATCTTAAAATACTTTCTTCCCCTCCTGACGGTGCTATCTCAAGTTTAGCGACTGGATCATCTACACATATTCCAATGTTTTTTGAATATCCTCTTGCTGTTAAAATTGTACTATTATCAAAATCCAGAAGATTTATACTTCCACCATTAGATGGCTTTAAAGTTAAGTTATCGTTGCTGCCAATTGGATTGGGGTAAATTGAATTTGTTATTACTGCACCATCATTATCCCAAGATGGACCATTTAATAATTTATCCGGTGTTACTGAACCAGCGCCTAATTTTTGATTTGTTATAGAACCGTCTGTTGGTACATTTAGGCTTAGTGTATAAGGAGAATTTCTATATACCACTACTACTTTAGCACCATTTTCGGGTGCTGTTGAAAAGTTTATAGTGTTTCCGTTTACCGTATAATCTTTTATTGGTTCTTGTACAGCACCATCCAGAGTAACAATTAATTCATTTGGATTTACTAACCCAACAGCACCATTTATTGTAAAACTTAAAGTGCTTCCATTTCCCGTTAAAACGGTTTTTTGTGGATCAACTGGTAAATTATCTGCTACAATTCTTGCTAATGACATTTCATATATTTACCAAATATATGTTAATTTCAAAAGTATTTTTTGATGTTCAAAATACAACAGAAGAAATTTATTTCATGATCAAGAACAAAATTGTCTCTATAAATGTGTTCTCCAAGATCAAGCATTATTGTTTTTTTCTTTTCTTCGGAAAGATTTGAATTATATATAGTTTCAAATAATTCTTTCATTAGATTTTGATAATTAGAACCAAAGTTCTTTTCATCGGAAATAACAGTTTTTCTTATTTCTAATGGACTTACATTAGAAGAAAGGGAATAAAAAATATTATCTGCTAAATTTTTAACTTGATCTGTTTCTTTGATTATTAAAGAACCAGATACAGAAAATTTCTGTAAATCATTTACAATTCTTCTTATATCTGGAAAGTTGTTCGTGATATATTCAACTAGTCTTTGTTTTTGATCTTCTTCTACTTTTATATTTTCGGACTTTAATATAAAACAACATCTTTTTATACAATCATCCAATGTTGGAATTATGTTAAATAGTAAACATCTGGAGTGTAGTGGTTCAATTATCTTCTTAAAATAATTTGCAGTAAGAATAAAACGAGTAGTAGATGCATATTCCTCCATTACATTTCTCAGTATTCGTTGACTTTCACCGGATAACCCGTCTGCCTCATCCAGTATGATGACCTTCTTCTTTCCATCCAATGATCTAGTCTGTGAAAATGAAATAACCTTGTTTCTTATTGTGTCTACACCATTTTCGTCGGATGCATTTATATAAAGATATTGACACTTTAATATGTCATTTACTATAATCTTGGCTAGTGATGTCTTTCCACCACCAGCATTACCATAAAACAATAAATGCGGAGTATCGTCATTTATTGTTGAAAAGAAATCCCTATTGTCCGAAGACAATACTAATTCGTTTAAATTTTTAGGGGCGTATTTTTGAACCCACAAGTCTTGATATCTGTTCATCCTTTATTTAAAAGGATAACGCAAACTTTTTTTTTATCAAGAGAATTAACCTCTCAATAGTTCTTTTCCAGAAAATGAATTATTAATTTCACCCAATGTATCATTTGGGTTTGGTGTTTTAACACCTTGATTCATCGAAAGCCAGCTTATAAGCTCTTGAACTTTTTCATTATCAATATAAAATGTACCTACGCCTTGAATTGTTACTTGATTCATGTTACTATTTATACTAAATATTCAAAAGATCAATAATTATGAGTGACGAAATCGATTCAATTATACAAGAACTTAAAGGCGATGAAATTGCACCAACCTTTTTAACTAGAAAAAAAGAACCAGAATCTGAAAGATTGACAGATGATAATGTTGGTGAATACGTATATAAAAAATCTTCAGAATTGGTAGATTCCACTTTAAGTGCAGTTCAATCATTAAAAGATACTGTATTAACTGGAAGCGATCCAAAGGAAATTGCTGCTCTTTCTACTTTGATAAATGCTGCAACAAAAGCTCTTGACCAACTTAATAAAATAAATCTTCAAAACAAACAAACAAAGAGTAACGAAGAAATGAAGAAGCTTGAAATAGCAGCAAATAGTAAAAAACCAGTTCTTCCTAACACAACAAACGTTCTTATTGCAACAAGAGACGAAATATTGAATCAATTGTTTGATAAGCCTTCTAGAAGAGAAAAAATTCAATTAACTGATTCCGACATAATTGATCAGTAATTTTTTTAATTTATTTTAAAAATGGAAAAACCCATTAGTATTTCTACTAATGGGTTTTTCTTTGAATGTACTGCGAACTACACTATTAGAGGTATAAACGGCCGTTGTCTTGAGCGACATTGGCAGTTCCAAGACCAGAAACGATGATAGTGTGGTAGTATAAGTTAGCACCGAAGATATGATCAACGACGCCATAACGGGTCATAAGACCTACTCTTGGAGAGAAGTCGTTAGGACCAATTGTGCGCTGGATCATAACTGGGATGTATGGGCAATATACAATACCTGTATCATAGTATTCTGTTCCTTTGTAACCTAAAAGAGCGTACTCCAAAGCTGCATTTCGCTGTCCGGCAAGATACTGAGCGTCTGTACGTGTGTCGCGGTAAACGGTGAAACGTCCACCCAATGTTCCAACTTTGGCAACGCCTGTTGGCTGGGTGTTAATGTTTCCGTTTACTGGCATCCACTGAAACTCGGGCAACATCTCAAGGATTGCGCAAACGCGAGGTGTAGCGATAATAAAATTAGCACTGCCTCTGCGGTTACGAATGGCGATGCGGTTAGCCTCGACAATTACCTTTGAGTAGAAGTCACGGTTTCTCTCACCCAACCAACGTGCGTCGGCTGACTGAGCGTACCAGAACGAGTATCCTGTTCCTTTACCAGCATTGAGACAGACTTGAATCATTCTGATAACCATTTCACGGTCGATTTCGGCCTGAATTTCATACGACATAGCGTTTGTTAATTCAGAGTCGATATCTAAACCATTCATGTTCTTTAAGTCCTGTTCGAGTTCAACGGACCAGCGAGCGGCGAGGCGGCGTGTACCGGCTTCGACTGCTGTCTTGCTGAATTCTACAGTAACTTGAGGGATGTTACCAGTCAACTCGAAATCTTTGAGCATAGCAGCAACACCGCGATCAGAACCAATGATTGAAAAATCATTGTGACCTGATAAGAATGTTGAGCTTGTTCCTGTGAATCGAGTATCCAAGTATTGATAGCCTAATTCGGCTTCATCTGATGCTCTACGGTCAAGACCGTTTGAACCAGATGTAGTGGAACCTGTGGCATAACCATCAAGTCCATTTGCACCGAGACTATCTGCCTCATAGCGATAACGGAGAGCGAAAGCTAGACCGACTGGGCCACTCATTGGCTGTACGCCAACAATCTCATTTGTGATAAGCTCAGGGAAAGTTCTGCGAACCATTGGGATAAGGATCTTAGGTAAGCGAGAATCTCCTGTTGCATATCTATCACCGGAAACCACATTGCCGTTGTTGCCGTAGATGTCTCCAGATGCAGGGGATCCGAAAACCCCACCAGCACCAGAAACATTGCTACCGGCTTCTTCAATACACCAGCGTTCTTGGTTTTCCATGAGGATTGCAGTAGTTAAACGAGCATGTTCGTCTTCGATTGCAGAAACCTTGTCGGAACTGTAATTGAGGACTGGTGCCCATTTTTCTACAAGCTGTTGTGCGCGTGAGCGATCAATGTAGCCTGTTGATGGATTAACTTTTCTCATAATTTGTTCTCCTATGGATAGAATACGAATTAAAAAGGAATTACTTCCTCATTAATTCATTCAGATATTCGTTAACAGGACCAAAGTCACTGTTGAAATTTGTAGCGGATTCTGTTACAACTTTTTGTGGAATAACTTTAGCATCACGGCTTACCGCCTTTTGCTTTGCTTCTTTCACAAGTTCAGTTGTAGCTTCTGATTCGCTACGTTCGAACATCTCAACAACATAGTTAAAATTCTCTTCAATGTAAGAACCGTTCTTGTCGTTCAATAATTTGAATATAAAGTCTTTTTTGACCGATGGCATTCCTTTGGTTTTTTCTTCCAAAAGGACATGTGACTCCATCTTGTTAATCTTTTCCAAGAGAGTTTCATTCTCTTTGTAAGATTCATTCAATTTCTCCGAGAGTTCATCAATTTTTGTTTTTCCAACACTAATTGATTCTTTGATTGATGAATCAACAAAATCTCTGTCAATTCCAACCAACTCACGGATACTATCAAGCTGTTTACGAGCATATGTGTTCGCTACAGCTTCTTCTAATTGTGTCTCTGGTAAAGTTTTTTCCAGATACAAATCTAAATAATTGCTGACCTTTTCAAC